GTGGTTCCCGAACATCCTGTGCCGGTGCAGCTTTGGTCTTCGCGACCCTCTTGGCCGGGACACGCTTCTTGACGGCAGGCTTCTCCCGCAGCGTCCCGACATCCGAATCCTGTTGTGCCGCGCTCATCAGGTCAACTGCCCGTCGTTCAGGTACATGTAGCCGTGGTTCTTGGTGGCATCAGGGTAGGCTTTCAGCGTGCATTCCAGTGTGCTGTAAGCCTTGTGGGTCATGTCGATTTCACCGAGCTGCACCACGCGTCCGATCGGGATGACTACGCGGGCAAGCTGAAGCTGATACAGCCCGTCGAAAACCCATGAGCGAGTGTCCAATAGCTTCGCGTTGAGCTGCACCGCGATCTCGTTGCCGTTGGTGGTGGTGGCAGCCGTGAACGTCACATTGGCAATGCCGTGGCTCACCGCCTGCGTGTTCTGGTTGGTGAACTGCATCAGCCTGAATGTCATTGTGCGGGAGTACTTGTCCTGCAACGTCCCAACGAGGTCACCGCCCCAGACGAACACGTCGGTATTGACACGGTCTTCCTTTTGTTTCAGACCGTTCTCGTCCACATAACCCAAGTCGTTGAAACCACTGCCACCGCCCACTAGGGCTACGTAGGAGGTGGTCGGCAGCGTCACGGTGGTGGGTGCCCACATCACAGAACCAGAGGTTCGTGGCGAGGGTGCCATCAACTGTGCAACGTTGGCCTGCGAAGTCGGTTGAGTCATAGCAACTTCATCCTTTCTTCAATGCAAAAGCGCCCCAACACTTGTGGGACGCTTCGTTGATATTCGATTGTAGTATTCTTGACTTATTCTATTATGTCGCAACGATATTCGGTGCTAAACCTGCTATCCGCCAGGTCACCGCCGAGCGGTATCTGACGATGTTCGCCGGGACCAAGGGATCAAACAGCCTGCGCCCGCCGATCACTGTTTCCACACAGACGATGTACCAGCCCACAACGGTGACTCCTGTTACGGCACTGACGTATCCAATCGCGCTACAACTCACATCCTCTGCCTGAACCTCATTCGGTGAGTAGGAGTGCATCAGGAAAGTGCAGTTCCACGCCGCGCCCGCGATGTCACGGACCCGAACGATGTCACCGGCCTCGACACGTACATAGCCGTTGACCATGGACTGGTCCGAATTCAGGCCGGTCGGCAACCGCGTCGATACCGGGCACGGGTTCAGCAACGGCGTCAGAAACGCCTGCGCCACCCATTCGATCGGCGGCGGCTTGACCGGCTGAAAAAACTGCTTCGCCGGATTCCACTGAAGCGGTGTGGTCATTGACCAGCCATCCCCAGCGCAGCCTTCAACAGCACAGCCTCAGACAGTTCCTCATGGATACCCTTGTTGTTGGACGGGCACACATAGGCGCGTGGCCGCGCCTGCTCCTTATCCGTTGGCTCGATGACCTCGAAGTTCTCCGACCCGGTCCTGTCCCGCAAGTCGTGCGCCAGTGCGCTGAGGTGCTTTTTGATGAACGGCATGTTGCGGATCTCCCGGTCCTTCTCCTCGGTAAGACCGGGGTCATATTCGCCGACGACACCCAGGCCACCGGATTCGGTAACACCGTACAGTGGACTACTCATCCCACAGCCTCCAAGTGAACTGATCCGCCGAACATGGTTTTGTCGAACCCGAAAGGATTCGCATCGCCCCAGTTGTATGGAAACCCTTGCACCAGATACAGTTTCCCGTTCAACGTCACCTGGTCACCCTTGCTGTACAGTGTGGCGTCCGGTACCTCCAATATGAAGTCGATCATGATTCGATCAACTGTCTCTGAGGAGACCGGGTCGTGGTGCGGGAGTTTGTGCAGAGGGTAGAACGCTATTGCCTTGCGCTCCACCGGGGTACCATAGGCCATGATCGCGTTGTTGTGCACGTCCTTGGTTCCGGTGTCCGCCCACTTCTGGTGCAGCACAGTGATGTTCATCGGGAACAGCGACGAGAATGCGGTCATTCAAATCGCCATGATCACGTAGCGTTTTGTCGCGATTTGCGCAAACAGGTCGTCCAGCCAGGAAGCGTTGGTGGGTAGTGTTCCCGGCCTTGATGTTCCATAATACGCCGAGAGCCGGTAGGGTCCGATCATGGCATTGAACGGCCCGACCAGGCCGCGCACCAGCGACATCCGGTCTGCACAGGCGAGGACGATCCTGCGCCAGTCAGCAGCCTGCTCTTCGCTGTAGCCGTGTGTGAAGGTGATGCTGATGCCGGTTGAGCCGGTGACCGTGGAGCCTGCGTGGCTGCTCGTCCACGGCTGGTGTGTGGTCTTGTAGACTTCACCATTCTGTGACCGCTGGATGGTGGTCATGTCGAGAGCGACACCGTCTTCGGTGATCTGTTCGATGCCGATCAGTTTCTTGGTGGGCAGATACAGTACATCGGAGCCGATCCGTTGCGGGCTGAGTCTTCCGGCGACGAGGGAATAGCTTGAGCTGTAATACAATCCGCCGACTCCGACACCATAACCGCCCCATTCACCGGGGCCGTCGAAGTTTTCACCCTCTTCAGTGACCACCGGACTGACATGCCATTTGCAGTAGTTGCGGACTTCTTGCAGTGCAGCGGCCAGCACGTCTGCGGTGTTGGGATCGTTTGCTGAAAGACGGCCCTGCGTATAGGCTTCCAGGTCATTGGGTGACAGTTCGGCCATCAGGTGACCCTTGGTACCACGATGTCGTCCAGAGATCCCGGCTTGACCCAATCGAGGGGTTTGCGCGCCAGCACGCCCACCAGGAACTGCGGCATCCATTCACCTGGCGGGGATTCTTCGGCCACAATGATTTCCAGCCCCAATGCTTCTATGATCCGTTTCAGATCGTCCAGCGGGTACCGCCAGTAGTCGCCGGGGAAGTCGTGGTAGGGAAAGCCGGGTGAGACTGTGGTGATCAGCAGCAGCCCACCGGGGGCCACGATCTGTGCCATCTGGGTCATGCATTCGCGCCAGTTCTGGGCGTGTTCCAGCATTTCGGTGGACACCACCAGGTCGCATTCGATTCCCAGTTTGTCGAGATGTTCACAGTTCCACATCACATCAACGCCGGGGCCTTCCCGCATGTCGAGCCCGACATAGGCTGCGGGTTCCCGTGATTCGATGTAGGGGCGCACCGATCCGTTGACGTTGAACGACCCGACTTCAAGAACTTTTGCGCCCTGCAGGTTTTCGTCTTCCAGTGCTCTCGCGACGAACTCTTGCACTACTGGTCTCATTTGACGTATCCCCAGGCCAGACATCCAACGACGCCGTCGATACCGAAAGCGTCTGCGACTTCGGTGACCGCGAAGTCGTGGAATCCGTTGTGCGGGCCGCGCCCGTAGTCATGGAAGGCGACCCAGCCGCCTGGGTAGATCAGTGGCAGAGCAAGATCCAGGTCGCGCTGTACTGAAGCCTTGTCGTGGGCGCCGTCGATGAACACCCCGTCGAACATGATGGCACGTTCGGCGAGTTGCGGAAGAATGTCTTCGAACTTGCCGCGCAGCGGGTGAACATTGGTCACGCCATAGCTTTTCAGGTTTCCCTGAAAAGTATCCCAGGTGTCGGCGAAGCCTGCTTGTACATCACCCTGGTGCGTATCGACACTGCACACCAGTTTCGCGACCTGCGCCAGCACTACGGTCGAAAACCCGTATTGGGCACCGAGTTCCAGCACGTTCCCACCGCTGGCCAGTTCGACGAGCTTGGTCGCTTCTTCGTGGGTGACCGCACTAGGGATACGGGGGAAGATCATGTCGTTTTCCATTTCCAAATACCGAGAACTGATGTCGGCGTAAGACTTCCGCAATACGGTCTCCCGGTCAGGCGGCATATATTGCGGAGCGAAGGACAGGTGGGCTGTGAGGAATCCCCGAACAATGTAGCGAGGCAGTATGTTGACCGCGCCCTCGTCACCAATCTTCATGTTCGCGAATTCTGGCGGCATTTCCGGCACGGAATCGTATGCCCCCGGCTCGGGTATCGTTCCGAGAAGATCGGCCATCTGCCGACCCATCTCCCAGTTGTAGCCGATCATGTTGATAGACAAATAGTTATCCGGCACGATCAGTTCCACCGGCTGATGCAACAGTTCACGCCAGTGCCCGAACATAAAACTGTGGCTCATCTCGGCGTATTCGAGGCTTTTGTAAGCCTCACGCGCAAGCACTGACAAGCCCTCGAAGTCGTGCCACAAACCGGGGATGGTGGATGTGCACGCACCGTTGTTGATCACCATGGCGCTGACGATGTGCTCGGGGTTGTCTACGATGGCGTCAACGAATTTCGGCCAACCACCGGTTTCGATGAACACGATGTCGTCGTCTATCTTGACGAACAGGCGGTCTTTGAACTGCTCTTGCGTGTAGTACTGATACACCGCTTCGAACGGACTCCTGCCGGTGCTGCAATACATGCACCGGCAACCCTCGCGGGAACCTTCCCGGCGTGTCGGGTCTTCAAGAACCGTGATGCGTTCGCCCTCGATGGTTTTCACATATTCGCGGTCGGCGTTGTTACGAGCCAGATTCCAGACGTGGTACTCGACATCGGGGTGCTCGGAGAGGATCCGGTGAATGTACGGCAGTTGGATCTGCATGTTTCCCCTGCGACCGGCGAAGCAAAAGATGGTGATCATTTTCGCAGGATGCGAGGCAGTTCTCGTGGACCCCGAAAAATCGCCACGATCGAATCGTGAACCTGAATACTGGATATCAGCACGGTCGCAAGCGGCACCTGTAACTGCTGACGCCGCTTCAGGTTCGGCCCCGAAAGGTCCAGCTTATTAACCTCGAAAGCATACGCGATGTCTGGGCCAGGCCCACTGGACACCATCGGGTAATGAGCGTGCATGACATCGATCAGCGCCTTAACAGTATCCATGAAGGGGGGGTGACCCGGTTCCATGTCGGGCACATACGAGCAGAACAAGTCTTCAACGAGGTAGACGCCGTGATCCACCAGTCCGTTGGGGAACAGATATCCGAACGACGCCAAGACGTGTGACGGGTAGTGACTGCCGTCATCGAGGATGATGTCGAACCCGCCGAATTCGGTGACAACGGTTTGCAGGAACCCGGCGTCTTCCTGGTACCCGATACGGACATGGACATTGTTAGCCGGATCGTCAAACCGCTTGCACTGCTGCAGGCAGTCGATGCCAACGATTACCGACTCTGGACGAAAGTACTTGCGCCACAGCTGCAGTGACCCACCGCGATCCACACCGATTTCGAGCATCTGGATCGGACGGTCACGGTAGGCCCCGAATATGTCCTCGTAAATCGGAATGTAGTGCGCGACCTTGTGAGTCTGCGACTGACCGGCGAAAACCCTGGCCATGTCACTGTCGGGTATAGGATTGTCACTTGCCTGCCACGCAACTTCACCACCCAGGGTAGGGCCGAGAAGTTCGTCAGGAGTCATTCTCGGGTTCGTCGTCCGAGTAGGTGCTGTCGTTATCGGAGTCGCTGCCCACGTACATGAAGCCGTCCTGGCCGTGACTGCCGTCGATGAAAGCCGAACCGTAGCTGGGGTGGCACATGATTCCTCCTAGATCACGCTCTGGTACGCAGCTTCCCACTGCTTATAGCCTTGCTCAATTGTCCATTGCGAGGCCAACGCTCGGGCGTTCTCGCCCATTTCTTTGCGCATCGCCTCGTCGTTGATCAGCTCACGTAACCGGGTAGCCCATTCGTGGTCTTTGCGTACCAGGAAGCCGGTCACACCGTCGATGACGAAATCCTTGTACGGCCTGACATCGGTGGCGACCACCGGAATTCCAAGGGCCGCGTATTCCAGGCATTTGATGTGGCTCTTGGTTTCCGCGAAAACCGTTGGCTTCAGGGGTGCTATCCCGATGTCGAAGTCAATCAGCTTGTAGTAGTCGAGGGTGTCGGTGCACCATACGGTGTGCCGGATCTCTCTGGGCGCCTTGACCATGAACCGCAGGTCCGCGCCGATGAAGTGCACGTCGATATCAGGGTTGCGCGCCATGGTTTTACGCAACCCGTAGGCGCAGGTTTCGATGTCCATGATGTGGCTCTGGCTACCGGCCCAACCGATGGTCAGCCGGTCGCGATGCGGGCGCTGGACGCTCAGCAGTGATTCGGGGATGTGGTTTTTCAGCACCGCGATATTGGGGTTGATCTTCACCATCCGTTCGGCGAGCACGTCGGTGGACACGGTGACCAGATTGGCGATCTCCATGCAGTGTTTGATGCTGTCGTGCGCAATGGGATTCATGTACACGTGATAGGTCAGATTCATCGGCTCGACTTCGAACGGGTCGTCGTCCAACTCGTAAACCATTGCAGCACTGCGGTACAGCTCGCGCCACCAGGAGTGCACGATGACGGTCTGGCTGATCCCCACCGCAGCTTTGGCCGACTGTCCGCCGATGAACTGCCCGACGATGACGTTTGCGCCGTCCAGCGTCACGTCGGAATTCGCCATCTCATAGGAGGTTTCGTGACCGTGGCAGGCCAGCTCGTCGAGCGGCTGGCGGATACGGTAGTAGCCACCGCCCTCCCATTGGCGTGTCACGCCTTTGATTTTCATACACAACACCTTGGGCAGATCGTAAACCTCAGTGCCATACCACACTTAGGGCACCGCACCGGCCAGATCCTCACCGGCACCCGCATGTGTAAGACTGACAATTATGGCAATACGTATGTGTCCCGATGACATTCAGTACCGTAGTCTGCATCCAGGTGGGGCACCCGCAGGTGCTGTGTTCCGTTCTCACGCGACCGGGCTCCATCCTCTCGCATATCCCATCTCGACGGTGCGTCTGTTCCATTCGGTGCGGGTGCCGAAGCGGTGTGCACCACGGGGCGGCACCGGGGCCGAATTAATGAGCGACGATGCATCGCCATGGTTGATCAGGGATGGTTGGGTGTACCAGGTCTTTATCCTGGCGTGGTGTGTCCACTCGTTGATCCGGCTCTCCATCGGACCGCCCGCGCTAGAGATAGCCGTAATAAGCCCTGAGAGCAACGGTGAGCGCACAGCGTAGCCGATTGTGTAGATGAACCAGTCCGAGACAATCCAGCACGCCTGCGAGGCTTCTGCGGCCTCCACCGCCGGGGCGACCGCCTGCTGCACCGGGTCATGCGGGCTGCCGGTGCCCAGGTGCAAGCCCACCAGCGGCGACCCCGTCTTCAGCAGGGCGCCCTTGAGCTGGTTGCGGAAATCGTCGACCGGCTCCGCGTCGTCTTCCAGCACCACCACGAATTCGCCGGGCGTGGCCAGCATACACAACTGGCGAAGCACCCGAATGTGATTGTCGGAACACCCCTTCGGGGATGGCGGGAAAGTATGGTCGAAACAGAACACGTCGGCGCCGACCTGTGCGATCAGCCGTTCCGCCATGTCCTCCCGATTGACGTGTGCGACAACACCAATCAGCATCTACCGGCCTGCACGGCGCGATGCTGGCGCACGCCGCTTGGTCATCTGCGCTGGCGGATCATCGGGTGGGTCAGTCTCGCCGTACTCCGGTTCCGGTTCCGGCTCATCCAGGGGTTTCGGTTTGGCGAGTGCGGCGACCTCGGGCGGGATTTCCAGTTTGGCTGTCTCGTGTTCCGGCGCGACGGCCTTCTCCACGGGCGGTGCAACAGGTGTGGGTACTGGCGAAACATAGTCAGCGTAACCGCTTCTCACGTAGCGATCTGCAGCCAAATCATCCAATTCAACTGTGTCGCCACGTCTTACACCCATTGGGTTACCTTCGAACATCCCCACGATATCTATACGCATCCGAACAAATGGCATGTTTCTTCTCTCCTAAGTGGGAAGTGCCCCACACCGCCCAAGGAAACAGTGTGGGGCACTTCGCCGTTGAATCAGCTAGCTGCAGTCGCATACAGCTTGACCGCACTGGTGTCACCCAGCTTGCCGTCGGTACGATAAATCGCCCTGAAGCTCACCAGGTCGTTACCGAACGCGAAGTCGTCGCTGCGCTCGAACCGGATCGGTGTCACGTCCCTGATGAAGTAGCCACCGAAATCGCCGAAAGCGATTGGGGTGGTCGATGTTCCGATCAGCGGCATGTGCGGGTCGGCGAACACCGGCCTACCCAGAATCGTATCCGGTTGCCCTGCAACCAAAGCCGGTTGCCACAGGTACTGGCCCGTCGTATCCTTCAGCTTACGAACAACTTTGATGGTGTTGTCGTGCATGACGAACGACGAACGCGCACGGTACTGAGGGATCACCGAGTGGTACAGCTCGATCAGCACGTCAGCACCGACCACCGTACCCGACGTGGGCAGCCCGATCAATGAACCGGTTCCCGTCACAGCGGTCAGCGCAATCGGCGCACCGCTGGTGGCATTGGTAAACCCGGTCGGCTGGCTCGTTCCGGTACCCGCGACATAGGCGGTGTCCACCGCGATGCCCAGGTTACGGCCAGCGTGCTCGGCCAGATAGCCGACGATGTCGAATCCGGTGTCGGCCAACAGTTCCGAAGAGATCTGGATCAGCTTGGCCACCTTGAAAGCGGACAATGAGACACTGGACAGTGTCGGGTCGGAAGCGGTGATCGTCGCACCTTCAGCGAACCATGTGGCGCTACCTTCAGCGGTGGACCGTGGCACGGCCAGGTTCTCACCACTGGACGTGGTGTACACCGTGGGGTTGGTCTGCCGAATGGACGACGTGTCCACCAGGAACCGATACAATTGTCCGACAAAGGAAGTCGGCAACGGGACACCGGTGGTGATGGTGCCCTGCACGTTGTCACCCAAAGCACGGTACTGGGGGGCGCTCCACGCGCGCCGCTCCAAAGCTGTCGGCAACCTTACCTCGAAAGACTTCGGCCCCTTGCCCGTGCAGAAATCGCGCAAAGCCCGCTCTTCCTGCGCCGCACTCATTGCCGGGGTGATGCCGGGACCACCGCCATCCGGCGCGTGCGGGTCTTGCGGCTGACCGAGAATCGCCGCCGTGCGGGCTTCGGCCATTTGCGCCCGTTCCTCGCCGGTCAGAATGTTCTCCACCCTGGCGTCGATGCTTTTCATCTCCGACATGGCCTCTTCCCACTGCCGGTTCTCTTCGCCGCTCATGTCGCGGTTCTCTTCAGCCGCGTGATCGGCCAGAGCACGCGCCTGATGCAACACGGTGGATCGCCTGTCCTGCAACCGCTTAACGGTTGGGTCTTGAGTAACAACCCCACTCATGATGAGTCCTTTCAAAAGGGGTTGGGTTGAAGGTGCTGTTTCAGAGCGGCCCTCTGGATATTGACTTGCGGCTACCCGCAAACGGTTTCAGCCAGGGTGCCTGTAAAGCTGCCCTGGCTGAGCCGGAAACCTATTGTGCTACCTGGTCGGGATTCTCCATCGCCAAAACCTCTAGCAACGCCTGCCTGCCGGAACGCCTCTTCGCCGCTGGCTGCTGACCGTTGTTGTCGGTGCGAATGAAGTAATGCCGCAGTTCATCCTTTTCGGCCCGCTGAATAACCTCTTCATACGGTGCGCCGACAGACCTGGCAAGCGAACGCAAACCAACCGTGGCATCAGGATAGGCTGGCGTGACCACAGGTGCGACATCGATCAACTTTCCTGAAACGAGATGGCGCACAGGGAATCCCTCGTCGTAGGTGAATTCGTCATCGAACACCTGGAACGCGAACGACGAGTTGCGGACATCACGGCGTTCCACCAATTCCCTTACATCGTCCCGGCATTCAGGGAGCGACACGGTATAGTCAAGCCCGACGTTATCCGGCGACAAACGCAACATACCTGATGCGGTGGTGCCGAGCAGCATCATGTTGTTGTGATCAAAGCGGCATACCACGCCCGGCCAGTCGTCGGCCTTGGACTTGTTGAAAAACGAATTCTCCACGATCTCAACGAAGTTCTGCATCGGCATCGACCGGGTGTTGTACACGGCGGCATAGCCGCCGATCAGGCGACCACCACCGTCGGGTGTTTTTCGGATCTCGACCGGGGAACCGTTCTTGTACCCCTGCCAATTGTTCGTCCACAGGCGTTCGATCTCTGGCGATGCCGAACGTTCACCCTTGCTCACCAGATTGAGCAGACTGTCGGGCGGTGTCTCGGCAAGGTCGGTGCGATACAGGGTCACCAGCTTGCGTGCCGCCACCAATTTCTTGTCAGCTGCAACACCTTCCACTGTGGCCAGTTTCCGCGCAGCCTCGTACACCGCGTTGCGGTTGACCGCGCCCCCGGGTTCACGTACCGCCAAGAGATAGCGGTCTTTCGAACCGGGGTCGCCTTCCTCACGGTCGATGACACACGCTCTGGCCCACTGCTGACTTGAGTAGTCGGCTTGCGTGAAATTCGACCACGGCGTGTCACTTGCCATGATTTCTTCCTTTCCCCTCACGATGGCATCGTCCACCGTGAACGTATTGACATTGCTTCCACTGCTTTCTGATGGCTCGTCAGACCACGCCCGGTACCTGGTGTGGCACCGGCCAGGGCATGGTTGGTGTTCGAGATCTGTTCACGCCCGTTGGACACGACTTTGCCATTCGTTTTTGCATCCGGTTGTGCCACATCGGGTTTCGCCACCGGCTTGGGCGGGTCCACCGATCCGCTCCACTTGACCGGTGCCTGCTTCGGCTTCGGCAGCGGTGGCCGGTCCCGGCTGGCCCGCACCTCATCCTCGGTGGCCCACCCATTGTTCTGGAACCCGAGACTGGTGTTGTCGATTTCGGATCGGGTCTTGGCATCGAGCAACAGCATGTCGTCGGTGTCGAATTTGACGAAGTAGCCGCGCGGAAAGCACCGTGTCAGAGCGTATTCGAACCGGCGCAACCATGGCCGCAACGAATTCGTCAGGTAGTCGATGTTGTCCAGCTCAGTGGTGGAGTATGTCATGGACTCACCCGTGGACCCGCCGAGCCTGCGTGGCGGCAGTCCGTAGATGACGGCGATGTGGGTGCCGGTGAGCTGCATGGTTTCCACGAACTGGGCTTCGTGCGGTTTGATCGCGATTGGGGTGTAGTCCCAGTCCCTGCCGTACACCAGGGGTTTGCGCGACTGCATCCGGGCGGTGAGCCGGTTCGATAGTGCGTCAGCGTCTTTGGGGTCGATGATCCGTTCGGCGTTTTTGAAGGTGCCAGGCGGGACACCGCCCTGGCCGAACCAGTTGGCCTGGAATTCTTGCGCGCCGATGCCGGTGTTGATCGCCAGCGCATACGCCCCGATGGGACTGAGTCCTCGTACCCGCCAGGGCATGGAGAACCACGGAATGTGAAGCAGTAATTTTGGGTCGATGGGTCGGCCCCACCACCACCACATCGGGTTCATATAGCTCCCCGGCCCGTACAGTTTACCGTCCATGGTGGCGACCTGTTCGGGGTTGAGCCATTCGATCATGGTGGGATAGCCGTAGAAGTCTTGTGCAGTTTTCAATCCGATAGCGTCACCGTTGAGGCACATCGACGCCGCACCCCGGAACAGCCAGTCGTACATGGTGCCGTGGATGGATGGCTGCGCGAAAAGGCTTGGGGTGGGCTGTTTCTGTAGCAGTCCGCGACTGTCGCGGGTGTAGAGGGTCGGGGTGAGTGAGGCGATGGAGTCGGCGATGGTCCGCACCGCCCCGAAGACGGGCACCAAAGCCAGTGCGCGGGAAACGGATACGGTGCCCTGATGACTGGGTCCGCCAGCGGCGTCGGGCCAGAATCCTTCGATGAAGGACAGTTGCCGCCACTCTTCCACACTGAGTTTGGCACCGGCTTCGGCCCGTTCGGCCAGGCTGCGCTTGTCAGGGAAGGGCCACATAGGTTTTCGCTTTCATGACAGTACCCACCTGATGCTCCGGGAATCCGTGCAGGTTACCGTGGGTGTCGCGCACCATGTGCATCCCGGCATCCTCTTTGATTTCCACGACGACACCCTCACCGTCGGGCAGATCGCCTCTGTCCCAGGTGACTTCGGTTCCGATGTTCATCCGGCGCTCGCTACATATGCGGTGATCGTGCCGCCGGGGATAAGGGTAGTGATCTGCGCACGCAAGTAACGAATCGGGGTCAGGACAGCCGTACCGATTTGCGTAAACACGGCGCCCGCAGTAGTAGTGGTGACTTGAACCGGTCCAGGTGACGCAGCATTATTTATCACAACAAACCAGTTCACATTATCCTGACTACCCCACAGCTGCACAATGCCACCGGCAGTGACTGCAGCCGTCTGGGTCACCACCAAACTATGATTATTACGAACGCCGGTATTGTCGAGCATCGCACCGCTTTGGACGGCTGACTGAGCCGACAAGGACAGCGTCGGTGTCGGCCCCGCGACAGCCATGGACAGTGGCGCAAACGTACCGTCACCCAGGTCTTTCATCCGTGTGCCACCCGAGAAAGGCACTCCCGCAACGGGGTTGAAAACAATGTCAGCCATCAGTTCACCTTTTCACTTGATGCGATCAAGTCGCCACCAGCGCAGAAGACATCTGGGTCTTCGCGCTCCATCCGCTGATCGTCAATGGCTATATCACCAGATACGTTGCGAGCGCAGAATTTCAGGCTTAACGTCGGAAACATCTTGTGACAGAAACGAAGAACCATCTCGTCATCAGTACATGTCCACGGGAACTCCACACCGCCGATGATCGGGACAGTAGGAACCGAACATGCAATCACAGTCCAACCAAACGGTAGAACTTCCTTAGTTTCCTTGTCCAGCATAATGATTTCGACATCGATAGCATAAAGGTCGTCCATGATGCGCGTGACAATCGGCCCACGCTCACTGATGAACCACGGGAACTCTACGCCGTCGACATCGAACCGGAAATTCGGCCTACCATCGATGACAACCTCTTTGGCTATCTCTTCAAGCACGTTTCGCATCCATCCTCCTACAAGACTGATTGCAGTACGTCGTAGTCCGCGCCGACCATCTGCTCCAATCCCCACACCGCGCCGATCGCCGCATACAGCGGGGCGGTGTCGGTTGGGGATCTGCGAATGTCTATCCGCCACCCACCACCGGGTTTGAGCGCTTCTATCGCAGAGGTTGCCGCCATGTCCAGGCCGGGGTGCGGCAGGTGTTCGATGGTGCCGTCACGCAGCCGGTCGAACATCTGCCCGTGCGCGATGTTGACATCGTCGCCTTTCCATTCCTTGACGGGAATGGGCAGGTCACGTTCCAGTTCTTCGAACAGCGATGACGAGGAACTACCGGCCTCAGTCCGCACCACCACCATCTCGGTCGTATCAGCGTCTGCCGCAAGCGCTTCCGCGACCCATTCGGTACCGGGATGGTCGTAGCGGATGGCGACGACGAAGGTGCCGTCCTGCTTGTATCCGGCCCTGGCGATATAGGTCTGGTTGCGTCTGGCCGAAATCTCGACACACATGACTTTCGCCGTACCATCGGCTGGCCGCGCCTCGGGTTTGCAGGTGTCCTCCCACGAGCCCTCGGGGAACGGGCCACCCAATCCCAGTGTGGCCCAACGGCACATGACCTCGGTCTCGTACTCGTAGGCCGGGTTGGATTTCAAGGCGGACAGCAGCGTGCGGGTGGTGGGGCAATCCTCGGTGACCTCGACATGGTTCATTGACGGGTTGGCCTGCGCCAGGGCCTGAAGGTCGCTGCGCTTCGCCCCCGGTGGTGCCGACCATTCGAACCATCCCGGTTTGAGGTCCGCGCCCTGGGATTCGAGGAACGCTTCAAGCTCGGCATCCAGGTCATCGAGCACGCCTTCGAATTCGCGTTCACCGTCAGGCCAGCCGAGATCCCGATGCGCCAGTGCGCGTTGGTATCTCAGCACGATCGAGGACGCGTCACCGGCATTGGAGAACGCCCATGCCTGCCCGCGTGGGCGGGCGTTCATGGTATTGGTGACCGCCGACCAGCTCTCCCAGTTCTTGTGCTCACGCAGCTCGTCCAGCAGAACGAAGTCACCGGAGAATCCACGGCCACCACGGCGCGTCGCGCTAGCGACTCGATATTCGCAACCGTCGTGCAGGGTAAAGGTTTTCGGGTGCCCCTGGAAGATGCCGGATGCGTCGAACAGTTCGGACAGTTCTTCGTCGGCCTCGGCGTAGGCGACGGCTTCCCGCCAGGTGTCATCGGCCTTAGTCAAGTCCTGGGCGGTGCCGATCACGGTACGCGAGTGCAGGGCGAACAGATGCCACAATGCCAAAACGATTGTGAGAAGCGACTTTCCGTTTTGACGCGCAACTTCAACCAGCACAATGCGAAATCGGTAAACGTCGAAACCGTTCTCGTCGGTGATCAGTTCCAGTGCATGGATCAACAGCCAGCACTGCCACGGATACAGCTTCAGGTGCAGCAGGTCTTCGGCGAATTTGATGGCGGCGTAACCGTGGGTGCGGTCTTTGCGCAGTTCGCCGTGTTTGTCGCAATTCTCGGGTAGCGGCGGTGTGCAGATACGGGGCAGTGTGCAGCCCAGCACCGCACTACTCATCTGTGCTCATCAGCAGGACGAAGATGACGAACACACTCACCGCCACGAAGACGAGAGTGCCGATTCCAGCGAGAACCCAGCCCCACCAGGGCATGTCATTTTCCGCCGTTGTTCTTCAACTGTGACTGAGCCTGCTTGAAATCGCTCATGATCTGCGTGAACGGGGTGGCGGTCGAAATCTCGTAGGGCGCTTGCACATCCGTGAACGCCGGATCGTTGGGTGTGGTCGGGTCGAAGAAATGCTCGGTCACCGTCTGGTACGGGTTCTCATACGGGTTGGTGAACGGCTGGCCTTCCATACCAGATGCACCCGGTCCTGGCCGCAGATGCTTGCTGATCGGCTGCTGCTTGGTCATTTGCCCTTGTCCACTTTCCGCGCCTTGGCCACCGCAGCGGCGACACCCGGCTTGTCACCCGCTTTGTCCATCACATGGTCCAGCACAGCACCTTTGCCTTTGCTGCCATGCCCACGCAGCTTGATGGCGGCTTTGGCACTTTGGACGCTGGTGACGGGGAACCTGCCCTGGCTGTCGCTGCCTGGCCTCTTCGTTGCCATTGTTTTTGATTCCTTTCGTTACGGTCCTGGTCTGGGCTGGCCCAGGTATCTCGGGTTGGCGTTGAGCACGCTGGGCAGATGCAGGTGCGGGCGGATGCCGCGCTTCGTGGCGTAGTCGTAGAGCCACGAGTCGCAGTGCGCCCAGGCGTTTTCGGGCCAGTATCCACAGACCAGCATGTCCTGCCACACGTTCGGCAACTGCGCCATAAATACGGCTGAAAACTTGGTGCAGCCCAGCGACGAACCGGTTTTCTCTTCGACCTTCATCGTGTAACCGAAGACGCACCACGGCTTTTCGCAGGCCCACAGCACTTCCGGCGCACCAGGCCACGGCACCGTGTCGTGTTCCAGGTTGATGAACGTCTGCCCGGCATCCCAACGTTCCTGAAAATATCGGGTGTAGTCCCAGTCGTCGTGCAGCTTCACGTATTTCACCTGGCCCTCATAGAAGGACGTGAAAACCTGTGTGGCGTCGACTATTCGGGTGTAGGGCACGCAGATCAGCATCAGCGCTCCACCACAACCAGCGGCACCGCTGTCAGTGGTTGCGACGGAACGGTGATGTTGGCCGTACTCGGTTGCACAACGAGATCCAATCCGGTGGGGGGAGTAACGATGCTGGCAACGTTCTGGCCGACGGTGATGAACTGTTGTGGCACGGCCACGGTGACGGTGACGATGGCATCGGCCACCATCACGTTGAATGTGAGAGCCGGGATGGGGATGAGCTGGACTATCACCGACCCGAACATCTCGGCGCCGGGAATGCCCGCCAGGGATAGCGCCTGCGCACCGGAGAACGTCGAAACCGCAGTCGCACCGAACTGCTTGGCGCTGGGAATCCCGGTGAACACCAGTGCGGTCGCAGCGAC